ATCGCGATCTGGTCGAGGACCGCGTCGAGGTCTACGAGAGGTTTCGCGCCGCCCTCCTGCCGTTCCGCTGGGAACACCGCCTCGATTGCGGGCCGGAGGTTCTGGATCGCATCATCGAACACCCCCGCCACCCGACGGTGCAGCGCCTCAATCCGACTCCGCCACTCTTCCGGCTCGTCGTCAGGAGCCGCCTTCATCGCCGCGATCGCCTTGATCACCGGGTCTGGGGAGGAGAGGAGCAGGCCCCCGCCGTAGAGCGGTTCTGGGGCGTTCTCGATGCCGCAGATCTCGCTCGCGAACCATTCCGGATGCATCCGGGCGAGGGAGTCTACCAGGACGAGCGGCATGTCACCCCAGGGCACCGGGTCATCCCCTCGCTCAACGAGGATCCGGTTTGGGGTGCTGAGCCCGAGCCGGAGATCGCTTTCCTGCTCCGCCCGGCGCTGCCGTTTCAGGATCGGGTTATTGGGGTCCCAGAGAAACCTCAGTTCGCCGCCAACGTCCCAATACGCCTCCGTGAAGGGGAGAATGTGGTGGTTGATGGCGTTTGCTAGCAGTTCGAGGAGTGGGACCGTGGTCCGGCGCCAGACCGTCTCTACCTGTTCCTGTGCGGTCGAACGGTTCACGTCCGCCAGGTCGCCGACCTCGTTCGGGTTCAGGCCGAACGTCATCCAGACGAGATGGTGATACCAGCGCTGCGATTCGAGAAACTGCAGGTCCTGCAGAGTTGCCCGGAACGGGATCCACTGAGCGTTCTTGACGCCGACGATCGGCAACTTGTATGGTTTGCCCTCGACCTCCTCGCGCCAGTACTCGCGGAACCGGCTGATCTCGTTCGCGTTCAGATCGACCAGGTTCAGGACCCCCTCCGGGATCTCGTTGGCCGGGAAGTAACGGAGGTTCGAGGCGTCCTGGTTCAAGATGATCTCAACAAGTTGTGAGACCCGCTGCACCCGACCCTGGGCGTAGAGGCGCCAGGATTTCGGGTTTTCCTCTAGCCAGACCAGCTGGTCCCGCGAGAATGGGACCGGCGCGATCCCTCGATACGCCAGCGCTCCGGAGGCGAGCGCCTGCATCTGCTCGAGCCGCAGGAGGCCGCTTGCAGACCACGGGACCGCGCCACCGTATCCCGCCACCGCCATTTGTGCGCCAACCTGGTAATAGGCGGGTTCGTCCGATCCCTGCGGCGGGAGGCGGCCGTATTCATCAGGATTTTTCGTGAACGTCGCCCCGTCACGGGCATAGATCTCCAGGAGCATCCCCTCATCATCGGGGACCAGCTCGAGGACCCCGGTACCGATCGATAGGCAATCGGTCAGCCACATTTTGCAGAGGTCGTCGAACGTCGTCGAGTTCTGTGACAGGTTCCCGTCCAGAAGGTCTACAGCTGCGTCTGCCGCGGATTCGTGGCGAGAGGTCGGGGTGTCGACTGTCGCGGCGATCGTCCACGGGGTGGTGACAATCTGTTGAAGCACAGTGTCAAGCGGGATAGAGATCGTGTGGGTCATCTCCATCAGGCGCGGGGTGAGCAGATCCTCGTATCGCGGGACACCCGAGGCGCGGGTGTACCAGAGTGACCGCAGGTCCTGCCCCGTCGGGCGACCGCGCGGTGCACCGTTGAATCCGACAATCCCGGGCCGCTTCGGCATCAAGACCGGCACACGTCCTCCTGCTCGAGGATCGGGAGAACGATACGCCGGAGTTCACCGACCGGGATCTCCCTGATCTCACGGATGTCCCGGACGAACAGGTGCACCGCCCGCAACCCCCTTTTCATCCCGACATGGGAGAACGCCTCCGCAAGGTCGCGCATATCAGCATCGGTCGCATACTCCTTGAATACCCAGGCGTAAACCGTGTTCTGGTCGTCTGGAAGGGTGACCAGGTGATCGATCGGGTCTGTTGGGACCGGTATATGGCAGTCGACCCCGAGTAGGTCTGCAAGACCCCATATGAATCGTTGTTTCAAACTTGCTGTCATTATCGCCTCGATACTGTGAAGAACGCCGGCCGCGGCTCGTCAGGGACCGCTGCGAATGCGAGCATGAGCGCATCGCCTCGATCCGGGCTTGATAAACCACGTCTCTTCGTGTCCTCTTTCGATTCAATGAGAATCTGACCCCGGCTGGTCATCTTATACTTGATGCCCGCGAGCTGGGCGACCAGGTCCTCGTCGTCCTCGATATCAATATCCCCGCTCTCGAACCGTTCCCGGAGGCCCCACCACCACTCCGCCCGGGCGTTCGCGAACCGTTCCGAATCCTGGGCTGCGGCACCACTCTGCATCTCCTGCACAGGTTCGCCCAACTCGTTGAGTCGGTCGTAGACGCCGGCGCCAATACCGACCGCGTCGATCTTGGCAGAGGTTGCCCGTGTCGCCCTGAGCGCTGCCCGGACCGCCCCGGCAGTTGCCATCGTGTCCTTCTGGGAGAACGCCGCGTGGACCCGGGCGACAGGGCCGCAGCGGTGCACAAGGACGGTCTCGTCGGTGCCGAACCGGGCCACGTCGACCCCGAGTTCGTCCGGACCGACGGGCTCCAGGGTTCGCTCGACAGCCGCGTCAATCCAGTGTAGTGGGATCAGGGCATCGGTGCCGGCTGCCGGGAACTCCCCCCACACACGAGCCTGGACAAACTGTGAATCCGCACCCCACCGCCGGATCATCTTCGCTGCCCAATACGGTGTGATGAGATATGGGGCAGGAAGCGGGCCGGTGATTTTTGTCTCCCAGGTGTCGTTGATCAGGTCATCTCGGGTAATGCCGAACGCGGTGAAGTTCGGCGTGGATGTACAGGAGATCGCATGTTTCGCGACGCCAGCGGTCTTGAAGTCGTCCGCGAACCGGCCGATGGGGTTCGTCGGGTTCCCGATCAGGAGCAGGCGAGCGTGCTCGCTCGTGAGGATGGAGTCGATCGCCTCGTAGATCTCCTGCGAGACACCGGCAGCCTCGTCGACGATCACCAGGACGTAGACCTCGTGAAACCCCTGGAACCGGTCGGGGTCGTACTCAGGGGCCGTGAACCCCCAGGCGAACCAATTTTCTGCTAACTTCAGTTCCTGTGTCAGAACCTCACCGCCGAGGGGGTATCGGGCACGCCGGTGGCCAGACCGGATCTCCTTCCAGAGGATGCCGCGTACCTGTCGGTCTGTTGGGGCAGTTGTGATAACGATTGAGGGGGCATGGGTGTACAGGAACCAGAGCGCCGTCCTGGCAGCAATAAACGATTTCCCAATGCCGTGGCAGGAGCGTACAGCGGTCTCCGGAGTGTCACGGACAGACTCGACGATCTGGGCTTGTTCTCCCCAGAGGTCGTCGCCGAGGACCTCCCGGATCCACCAGACGGGATCGGCCCGCCCACGGGCGAGGAGCGTCTGGGCCGTCTCAAGCGGAGGGAGTTTGGTCATTGTCGATATCGTTTGTTGCTACTCGTACCAGGTCCACCCACGTGACCTGGCCGCTATGTTCAACCCTCTGCGCCTGATCTAACCCCAGCAACTTCGCCCGCCGCTCCGCGATCTTGATGCAACGGTCTACCCCGGCGAGATCGCCGTCTAAGGCAGCCCCGATAGCAATCACATATAGGGTGTCCAAACGCTGCAGTTCCAGGGTCCGGATCTGCTCGGCGTCCTCGCGGCACTCCTGTACGAGATATGCGAGCTCCTGCGTCACATACCGATGCGCCGTTGAACGCCCGATCCCGAGCCGATCCGCGATATCGCTGTAGGAGAACCCCTGCGCTCGCAGATCGAGCGCTGCACGAGACCGAACGGTCGAACGCACTTTTTGGGGCGAGGTTCTCGGCGCTTTCGGCATTGTTACCTATGACGCAAGTCTTCGGATCGCGGTCAGAAGCTCGCCGGCCTCCTCGACTGTCCGCTGGACCTCCTCGGCGGTTGCACCGTTCCGAAGCATGTCGCGGATCGCGGTCAGGAGTTCGCCGGCCTCGACTACCACGTCGACGGCGTCCGACGCGGCGGGGGCGGCATGTCGATACCACGCCCGAGCACCGAGCCATGCTGCAGCCGCGGATACCGCGGCGGCGGCGAGCTCGTAGACCGGGAGCGACTCGATCATGTATATCGCCCAGATTCGACGATCTGCCCGTCAACGATCCGGTAGTATCCCCCTGGATAGTTGAGCGTGAACGATCGGAGGCCCGCGGCCTCGGCCTCAGCGATCTGCCGTTTGAGGTTCTCCTGCTCGTTCAACGTATGTCCCATGAGAACGAACTGCCGAACGGCCGGAGAGATCGTGGGCGGGGTGGTGGGT